CGCTTTTCGACCTCAACGATCTTTTCGACCACTAAAGGTTCTTCTGGAGGTGTGGCAGCTTCTTTCAGTTCCTTGTTGCGAATAAACACAGCGTTCGCAGCAATAGTCAACGCCACAGCTAATGGGTCGAACACAGCGATGATCAAGAGGCTCAGCCAAATAACTGCGGTATCCACGGATTTACCCATGGCCTTGGCGATATAAATGATTGGACCAGTGTGAGCTTCAACTTCAAGTTGCTTTGAGGACAACTCTAGCTTCTGAACACGAATTTCATCACGACGTTTGGATAACTTTTCCTTTTCAGGCTTGTATTGAGTCATTAACTTCAAACGTGCCGACACATATTTCGGATCAACCGAATTTACTTCTGCGTCAATCGACAGCTCACGCTTGGACAACTCTTCATATTCACGGTCGATCAGTTCGATTCGACTTGTGACATCTTTAATACCTACCGCATCTTGTTGGTACGCGTTGCTGAGGTATCCGAAGATACCACTAGACGTGATTAACATCAGGCCCAGAATCGCAATCATCAGGTACGTTTTTAGAAGCCACGTAGTGTACTCCCAATAACGGTAGAGGTACGATGTCGCAACAAGTTTACCAATCTCAAGAGCGCCTCCCATCAGAACAACTGATAGGAAAGCACCTTGATAGATATGCGCTAGGCCATATACACTGAACCAACCTGCTACGCCAGCAATGACGAGTGAGGTCAGCATCAACAATACGCCAAAGAACATATTATTCCTCTTCACCAACTCCGAGAATTTTGGTCTCGTCGGTTTTCCACACAGAAGTGCCGTCGTCTAGTTTGATAGCTCGGCTCCACTGCAATTGTTCGATCAGAACTTTGGCGCCAACGACAACACCCTTATCGATGATGCCAGGTCCAACTTTCAACACAGTAACCCAACGGCTTGATTTTACGGATGCGTCCACAGAACGGACGATTTCGATCATTCCAACCTTTTCTTCGCGGAACAGCCCTTCGGTTGTTACAACTTGGTCAAATTTGAAAAGGATGCTATTGTCAGATACGTGCAGATTAGAAATGTCGGTCATTTGATTACTTTTTAACAGGTTTTACTACTGGTTCAACCGGTAGCGGTTCTTCTTGCGGTTCTTGGAATTCTTCGGGCTCGTCTAGATCGAGATGAGTGACTGGAGAAATTTCTTCACCGAGTTCACGCGCTGCGATTGGAGCTTCGCCTACTTTTGCGACACGACGAGTGCGACGACGAATCTTGTTCTCGATAAAATCATCGCGAGCTTGTACATTTGTAGGAGCAGCGTTGGCAGCAATTTGCTGTTTGATAAGGACTAGGTCGAAGTCAACCTGTTGTCCTCGTGCGCTGCGGATTAGTTTAGCCAATTTATAACACCTTGGTAGTGGTTCTATTTATGCATTTTTCATGAAGTCTGAAAAATTCAGTTGGTATTGTACGCTGTCGATATCGTGCACTCCAATTAAGAAGAGTAAGAAGCACGAAACACTGCTTCCTCGACCGATACCCCATACAGCGTTATTGCTTTCCAGAGTGTCTACGATGTGTATCATCAACCGCAATACGATTTCCATGTCCTCTTCTCGAAAGGCCGCAAGTTCCCGTGTAACACGGTCTGCTCGCAATTGACGCTGTGGACCTGTCCAGTCGTTCAACTTGCCGTCGAAGTAACTGTCGAGATCCATCGTCTTGTAACTTTCGGGAATGTTCCAATCTTCTGGACGGATACCATTCACATCGAGTTTGACCTTTTCAGTGATTGGTGTGTCCGCCAAGAGATTGTACGATTTGACATCTGGTGTAACGTGGGTGACGTGTAACTTTGCTTTTGTTGTCATGTAATCGAGGACATTTTGCGGTTCAATAGTCATAGACCCATCAAACCACAAAATTCTGTCCCCGAGGTGAGAACCAAGTTTAGCCAAACGCGGATGCATAAGGAGCGTCGCCTTGATCAGCAGGGATTAGGGAGTGTGTGGATCCCTGACCAGCGCCAGGGGCTTGGAATCCGGGTAATGCGCCCTGGTGTCCCAGGTTCGGGCGTTCGATCAGGTTCGGTCTCGGTGCATCCAGAGAACTGTTCCCCTGTGTATATGCAATCGGTCCCTGGATCACCGGTCCAAGTGGGTTCGGATTGATCCAAGGTTGTTGAATCGGACCCCCAATCTGACCAGGTGCCCGGTAGATCGGCTGTTGGGGATAAGGCTTTGGGTCTTCGTATTCCGTTACAGTCAGCAGGTTGATTTTCGAGCGGATTTTCTTCCACTGTTCTGCGGAAGGAGTCCAGTCGTCACCTTGCATATCTTCGACACCAGAAAGCCAGGCTTTAAAAGTATCGATATCAATAGTGTCGTCTGCGACTTCTTTCTTGTTCTTTGAAACGCGGCGTGGATTACTCAATGAGGTCTCCCATCGATGTGTTCTTCAGATACTTCGAGTAACCGTCATTGGGTGACAGATTGATCCAAAGTTCTGGCGAAATAGGGTAACACAACATCTGGTGCTTATTCAGTGCTGGTGCTATGGTGGTGGCATACGGCTTGTAATCAACCAGACGCAGGAGAGCAGGTCGTGGAAGGGTTTTGTTTGGGCCGTATGCGAATGCGGTAAAGTCTCGGTGTCCGATTTGTGATACTGGAGCAATGTCGATATCACCTGTTGAGCCATCAAAAATCAACACGTTCCAGCTAGCTGGAACGTTGATGAGATTGCCTTCGACTTCAATGGTCAAAGTTGGGCACGTCACTTCTTCAAGAACCAGAATTGGCGCCAAGGTGAAATCTTTCATTGCTAGGTCCAGAACCCAAAAGAACTCTGATGGCAGCGGAGCGTTGATGCTGTCGATGATAACAGATTTTTGGTTTTCGTCTAGAATTAGCATGTATGATTCATTTATCTCGTGATCATTGACTATAATTGGGCGATATGGGAATAGTCAACTTTTGTTTTTGTAGAAGGATATTCAGCTTCTTTGTAGTGACGACCACGTTCGAGTGCGTGCGAGTGACCATATTTCAAATCGGTGCCCACATCATGCACGTTTACGTGTTGTTTATCAGTTGCCTTACGCAGGCCTCGACCGATCGACTGAATGATCTTCACGAATGATTTGCCTAAGTCAATCAGGAAAAGTTCGTTGATTCGCTTAATGCTCAATCCAGTACTAGCGATTTTCGAATTAGCGATCACAATCATGTCATCACGCTTTTTAAACTCTTCGTATACAGCTTGACGTTCTTCAGTTGCGTTCTTGCCGTAGAGGAATACAGCACCAGGAATCAATGCAGTCACACCCTTACCGAAGTCCACATTGTCTACGAGAGCAAATACGTTGCCGAATGCGCTACGTTGGATGATTAGGTCTGCAATAGCCTGCATTCTGCGTTTATTCTTACTGACAAAGGCCTTTTCAGCCTTGTAATCAGGGAAGTAGCTCTTCTTGAATGCGTCGTAAGGCATGATGGCTTCACCCATCATTTTCTGATCTTCTACGTATGTTTCGTATTGGCTCTTCAGATCCTCAACCATTTGGTATCGTGTGATGTCCAGAGTAGCGAGATAGCCACGATCAATCAGTTCCTTCGCACCAACTTCAGCAACAATGTTACCAAGCATAGTACGAATCGTCATCTTGTCGCACGCATCTTTTGGCAGAGTACCAGTGATGCCCATACGATGCGGAATATTCTTGCCACACTTAGCGATGATCTGCTTCAGTACGTTTGCCTTCACGCCATGACATTCGTCGATCAAGCACAGAGAGCGAGTCGCAATGATCTCTGGCTTGTTTTGAAGTGCTTGCCACGTTGAAACGATGTGTGGGTGATCCAGGTCTTTAACTTCACCAGAATATTCGCCACAATCTAAGCCCCACATACGCAATTCACGTAGTGTTTGCTTAACGAGGTCGACAGAAGGTACAATGACGATCGATGTGCCACCAACTTGTTCGTATGCGTCGATTAGACCAGCAGTGATAAAGGTTTTACCAGCTGATGTTGCAGCCAGCCCAATACCACTGCCATTGTCAATCAGGTTATTGATCACACGAAGTTGGTAGTCACGGAATACAAACGGCTCACCCGAGTCTGGATCACAGATATGCGCGAAGCGGTCAGCTTTCACATGCTCTGGTTGCAAATATGCATCAGACGTTCGGTGGTCGTTGATCTTGATCTTGTAACCAAGCTTCTTAATGGAAGGCAGGATTTCTTCCAGCAGGTACACGAACGTGTTACCGCTAGTGGTATAGAATCGAATCTTGCCGTCCCAGATGCCCAGTTTAAATTTTGGATTGAAACGGTAGCTCGCTGCGAATGGCGAGTATGAGTCAGAAAAGAATTTCTGATGTTCTGGGTCTAGCCCATCGATTACACAGTCAATTTCGTTGAAAATTGTTACAGTTACCAGCTTTGTCAATTACAGAACCACATCCTCCATAGACGCTACTCGAAGGCTGGTGATGTTTCGGAGGGCATAGCCTCGATTTTGAAACGCATCAACCACCGAAGAGTACTTCTTTAGGAGTTCTTCAATAATAATCAGTACTTGGTAGACTTTGAGGTAGGAAGGATCTTTAGAAATGTACTGGTCCTTATCTCGTGCAGAGAGTTCGCGACTGTACGCTTCTGTGTACGCCTTCCACAGCTTTCCTTTTTCCTGTTCTAACTTCATCTCAATGAAGCGCGCAAGAGAGTGGAGTTCAATCTTGCGCTGATCGTAGTAAGCCATCCATGAAGGGTTCTCCACGTTGGCACTTTCAAGGTTCTTACCCTTGATTTTCAGATGATTCTCGTGTCCTACAAGGGCATCCTCATATTTGTCGAGAATATCTGGAATGTTGCTAAGGTCATCAGCAACATCAAAAATTACACTCATTCAGTTCCTGTCTTCGTATTCTTTCTTGCGTTGTGCCATCACTTGCGCATACTCATCGCGCGAAAGCCACAATTCACGACCGCCTTCGGAGACGATTGTGCTGATGTCGCTTGCCCAGCTTAAGTGGCGGATTGGCCAATTAGCATGTCCTTCTTCCATAGTGCCGACAATCGATGGACCGACTTTGCGGAGCATTACTTCACCCAAGCATTCGATCAGTTCATAGACCATGCCAGGTTCAAAAATACTTTGATCAGTTACAGCAGAGCCGATAATCAGGCCATCTTTGCCACAACCGCGGAAGATAAGACGTGCTTGCAGTTTCATAGGGAACCTAATCGTTGATAGTATGTACTTTTATTATACATCGTTTGACGACAGCAATCAACGATTAGGGTAAAAATATCACTTTCCCCAGCAGATATCCTGAACTTCCATCAACAGCTTAGCCGCTTGATTATAGTCAGGGGAATGGCGAAGTTGCGACGTATTATACAGATTTTCTCGGATGTTTACGTCGAGGCTTTCTGCGTACGACACGATATCATCATACTTCCACTTACCTGCGCGAATATCTAGCAGATCTTGAGCATCAGGACGCCACACATGAACTTCACCTTTGTCGAGGATTTCAGTTCCCATGCGCAGAAGACGAACCAAATGAGCAGCGTGCTTAGTGTCGTATCCGTGCAGTTCTTCGAGTTCGCTGCGTTTTTCATTTCGGTGCGTCTTCCAATGCCAGTAGTTCTTGTGGGTATCGCGTGCTGCGATGTAGGACTCTTTGTTGAACTTGACGATGAAGTGCGGAGTCTTACGGAACTGTCCAGTCTCGTCGATGAAAGGGTTATCAACCGCTTGTTCATCGTTGAATGGGTTCAGAGTACCGTCGCGATTGTAAGCAGTGTAGCCATCACGCTGGTACATCCCGTAGATTTCACCGCCAAAGTGGTAGAGAATCCAACCTTCACGGAAGTCAGCAAAGTTGATCTTGAAAATCTTGTCCTCAGTGAAGTTCTGAACCAGTGACATGTATTCGATGTGCTTTGGAGCAGCTTCAGATTGAGGATTGTTGATCCACTTGTTGTGTCCCTTGATGCGCTTTAATTGAGCAAATGCGTAGCCAGTGAATGTGAAAGCAGCTTTCTTGGACAGCAGATCAGAACGATGAGCACGAAGATGTTCATAGGCCGGAGAAGTAACTTCGATGACCTTTTCGTCTACCCAAAGGGTTTCGATGATGTTAGGGTTACAATCTGTAACCAACTTCATGAAGTGAGTCAGTTCGTGATACTTGGTATCTTCTTCAGTTGCATCAGACACTTCTTTGATGTTGAAGAATGGAGTACGTACGCTTCGTTCAGGTGCAAAGAAGATCCCACGGTAGTCTACATCAGACTGCGGAGTACTCATTCCATAAGCGTGACTTCCGCCTAGGTGACGGACGATCAGATTGTTAGCGATTAATTCTTGTGCGTTCATTTGTTCCTCGGAAATAGAAAGAGGAGCCCTTAGGCTCCCCTCTATTTTACTTAGGTTAAATTAACCTTTATTAGCGTTTTCTGCATTTTCCAGAAGAGTCTGCACAGCGGTTTTGCGTGCAACATTCGCTGTATCTTCTTCATCTTCACTGACTGCCATCAGCGGATTCTTGTTCTCACTCAGTTCTTTCAGAACCTGATCCTGCACCTTGCTGAAGTTCTTGCTCTGGAATTTTTCACCTGAAGAGTTCAGAGTGTACCAGGCTCCGCCTTGGGTTACGATCTTCTGTGATACTGCTGCTTCCAGCAAACCGCTGTATGGATCGATACCGTCATCGTAAGGCACTTGCAGTTCAATTGCTTGGAACGGCTTGGTGAAACGAGTTTTGTAGCCGTTCGCACGCAAACGAATACCAGTTACTTCTGCACCTTGACCTGCGCCATCTTTCAGCTTCAGTTTGGTGACCATGATGATCTGGCTCAGTGAGTACTTGACTGCATCGTTAACGACCCAGACGCCTTCACCGTTCTTGATATCTTGGTTTTTGTATACCTGACCAGTTACAGCCATGGTTACGTTCAATTCTTTGATGTCTTGTACGAATGTACGAAGCATCGCTTTGATTTGCTTAGCACGCTGACCTTGGTCACCTTTCTGATCGCCAGAATTGTAGTGATCCAGCTCAGTGTCTGTCATCAGCATGTCGAGGGAGTCGATTGCGATGAACACTTTTGGTGCGTCCAGATCAGTGCCGAATTCTTTGCGGTAGTTCTTGATAAACGAGGAAACAACTGCTGTAACTTGACTGATTGTGCGAACACCACGGTAGTAGTAACCGTTTTCTTCACCGACTTCTACACCGATCTTAGTCATGTAGTCGTCATCCAAGGCGTTCTCCGAGTCAATAATCAGAATCAGGGCGCCGTCTTTTTGTGCTTCACGCACGGAGTTACCGATGATGAAGGATTTACCTGCACCAGATGGACCAACAATACCAGTGATTCGGCCTTGTGCGTGACCGCGCTGGAAATCACCAGCCATAATCGCGTTCATCAAGTAGTTGCCGAAACTGTGCCAGTAGCGTGGAGGCAGAGATGTTGTTACAACGCCTTCCATTTTTGCTGTTGACTTGTTAAACTCATCCAAAAAACCAAACTTGCTTGAAACTTTACCTTTTGCCATATTCTCTTTAAATGCTCATAATATAGCGCAAATCTTACCTCGGTTAAAAAGAAAGGTGAAGGCAAATTTCTCTGCCTTCACCTCTTTTCTTAGTCGTACCAGCGTAAGAACGCTTTTCCAGCTTGCGCTTGTGTGAATCCAATAACTACTGTGCTATCGTCTACAGCTTGAATGCTGTCGGCTTCTACACGTTGGTTATCAGTGTCGACTACGTACACTTCAACGTTCGTAGAAGCGTATCCGTGTGTAATAGTCCATGTTACGTTAGGTGTATCTTGTGTGAAAATTACTTTCTTTTCAACGCTACCGCCACCAAGAGATGGGATGTCGCTGATTGGAATACCGACTACTGCACCATCCTTCTGTCCTACCAACTGAAGGTCCGATAGAGTCAGACCGGTCAATTGACGGGGGCCACCACCACGACGAATCATTACGGATTCTTGTGTCGGGTCGTCGTTGGAGAATGGACGTTTGAATAGCTCACGTTGTACGTATGCTACGAAATCATCTAAAAGTGCCATGTTATGCGTCCTCTCGGATGGTAACAGTCATAGTACCGGTGGTGTTAGCACCCGCTTGATCTCGGTCGTTCAAGTAGAAGAAGTGACCGGATGCAGAGTAAGCTGCGACTTGTACGTATGGAGTAGCGAAACCTTGTGCAACGTCTGAGATGCTGAACTTCAGTGGTGCGTCATTTACGTCAGGAGTGAACGTCAGTACAGTGCCAGAAAGGTTCGCAAACAGCTTAGTTACATCGCCAACTGCGGTGCCAAGATCAACAGTACGACCAATAGTGGACGAATCGTAAAGAGGGATAACCAGAGTACGTTCAGTGAAACCACCTACAGTGTATGCTGTGCCAGAAGCGGTTGTTACCTGAATACCAGACAGACCAGTGGTCGAAACGCCAGTGAATGCTTTCGCGCCACGGGAATCAGTGTCTTTGATAGTCAGAGTTGCCTGCCAACGGAAGTCAGTAACGCGAGTGATGCCCGACAGCAAACCAACAGGTGCTGTGAAGGTTGGAGCGAATGATGCTTGACCGCTACCATCACCAATCATAGCAAGGTTGGATTCAATGTAAACGGTGTATGCTTGACCAGCTGCTGACGAAATCAGACGAGTTGGTGCACCAACGATTGACATTGTGTTAACTTGCGCAGTGTTAACTACTTGAACCAGTGCGGTTACAGTTGCCGATGATCCGTTCGAAGGCTTGTTAGCCACGATTGTAACGTTGGTACCAGTAATTACGTCGCCAGTGCCTGTACCTTGTACAACAGCAGAGTTCTGCAGGGAACCGCCACCGCTCAACAGGCTGATAACGCCAGATGGAGTGAAGGTAGAGTTTGCAGCGTTAGCGATGGTGAAGTTCAGAGTTGCTTGTTCAGTGCCTTTGATTGCTTCCTGTACGCCTGGGTAGGTAATAGCCAAACCAGTGATGGTTGGTAGAACTTGGTCCAAGGAGATTGTGTTGGAAGAGGTCTTGATGTTACCGTATGTGCCTAGTGCGTTCTTCGCGTTTGCTTGAATCGCCAGAGCGCCAGTGCCACCAGATACAGTGAATGTACCGGTCATGGTTTTAAAGCCAGCACCAGCAGAATCAGCTGCGCCAAAGGAAGCTGCGCCAGCTTTAACAGCAGCTGCGCCGAACGCTTGGATATCTACAGCAGTTGTTACGTTAGGAACAGTACCGGAGAACGAGACAGTTTGACCACTACGTACAGCAGTTTGACTACCTGGGTATGCGCCAATTGTTAGAGTCGAAACGTCTGGACCTGCAGCTGCGCGGTTTACGACAACAGAGGCAACAGCACCAGTGTCAGAAGTAATGGTTACAGTAGTAGTGCCAGAAATTGTTACGTTTGCTGTACCAGTGAACGTACGCTTATCGTACTGATCCTGTGTAAGGGCAATAGTCGAACCTTCACCAACTGCAAGGGCAGGAGAGCCGGAGACGGTTAGAACTGGAGAGTAGAAAGCGGAACCGCCTTCCGCGAGAACTGTAATTCCAACGGTATTATCATCCGACAGAGCGGTGGTGATAACAGTGTTTGCTGGTACAGTGTTTGGAACGTATGTCTTGTTACCGACAATGCCAGACCCAGCATTGTTTACATCTGTTACGAAAACAGGAGCCGCGGCTCCTACTGCTGCCATTCTGTCGACATATTGCTTATTTGCAATTTGTCGAGGGGCAAGCGGATCGTCGATGTCTGTCGACTGGTTGATTTTCATTCGAGTGATTGCCTCATAGGTTGGAATAAAAAGACGGCCGCTAAGCCGTCTTCTTATTTAATGCAACTACGCGGATTAGCCTTTGTTGCGACGAGCACGAAGTTGGGCAATGATGTCATCGTCATCATCTACTTCGGCAGCGGCTTGGGTTACCACTGGTTTCTTAACGACTGGAGCGTCGTCTTCATCTTCGTCATCTGCGACTGCTGCAGCGCGTTGTGCGCGCATACGGTTCAGTGCAGCTTGCATGTCAGCGTCGTCTTCTGCTGGGGCAGATGGAGCGGCTGCAGTTGCTGCGCCTGCTTTGTACTCAGAGCCAGTCATTTCGGCTTCCAGCATCGCTTCGATTTCAGCGCGCTCTGGTTTACGTGGCAGGGTGGAGCTCAGCTCTTTTAGGGCTGCGTTAACGAACTCGATAGTTTCGTCATCCAGTGCAGTTTCGCGCTTGGCGAACTTGGACATGATGTACGAAGCGTATTCGCCTTGTTGGTCTTTCTTGATGATAAAGTTAGTACCAACATCGTACTGGTAAGGAATGTTCTCCAGATCACCAGACTCAAATGCTTCTTTGATCACTTTGTACAGCTGTGGGTTGATAGTCATCAGCTTAACCTGACCATTAGCAGCTGGTTCGCCAGCTTCTGGTGGGATTGGGCTATCGATAACTAGAACTTGTGCAGTGTACTGCAGTTTACGCCAGTACTTCTTACCGTTAACTTTGTCATCGGCTTTGTAGTATGCGGCAGAAACTTTGCAGATCGGGCATTCATCGCCGTATGTAGTCAGGCAAGGAATGGTACGGTCTTGGCCGTTGATCTTCAGTTTGTGTGAACGTTTTTCAACCAGGAAGCCCATTGGGTTGGACTTGTCTGCGTCAGGCAGGAAGCGGACAGTGGCGGATTCGCCCATCTGCATCTTGTGGAAAGGGAAGTAGTTGTTCTGATTGCCACCACCTTCGGTTTTGGCATCTTTTTTGAAAGCGGAGCGGAGTTGTTCAAGGGACAGCGACATTATAGGATTCTCATTAGTAAATTGTGTGATTGATTTTAAATTGGGTTTTGTCTAAACGGAAATTATTTTTGGAATCGTGTCTATCGATTAACAAAAACTATCATCTGCCGAATCAGATTGATATTGTATTTATGGTAATTGGGTGAAGGCTACGATTAATTTCAGATTTTTTCTGAATTATTTTCAGCTGGGACTTCTGGCTGTTGCTGAGCCGGTTCTTGCTGCTGAGCCTGTTGTGGAGCTTGTATTTGTTGTTGAGGTTGCTCAGTGTTGAACAGTCCACCAGATTCTAGTTCGTCCATCAGGCACTTGATGTGCTTGCAGATACCTGGGGATTTAGATGGGTTAGCTGAACCGCGGCCGGAACCTGGAACTGGGCGATAGATTGGAGGACGATTACCGAATAGACTACCATCAGCGGAGTTGATCATAGCAAAACGAAAGCGGAAGTCTAGGCATTGGCAGCGCACTTTGACGTTGGAGTTACCGACATCGATTGGCGTGATTGCGTAGGTTTGCTCTGCGGCGACAAAAGTCACACGATCTACGTTTGCTGGAGGATTGTACTTAACAGTTTGGAACTGAATTAGGACCTGATAGACTTTGTTCTCTGAACCACGAACGGCAGCCTTAGCAGTGAGTTTACCACGTGCAGGCACCAAGTCGATGTTCACGACAGAAGTTGTATCAGTTGCGTTGAGGCGACGATCTGAGTCGAACCCGCTATCGGTTTGACTGATCAGTTGGTTGAGAGTAGTCTCAAGCAGGAGGGATTCGTCTAGTGGTTCTTCGTTCATTTATGCTTTCAGCGGCTTTTCCTTATTTACCGCAAAAGCAAAAGGGAGTCACTATGGACTCCCTTTTTTGTTAGCTCTTCTGTGATCGAATATGCTTCACAAGCCGCAGGAGATATCCTGCTGTTGACTCGATGTAGCAATCTCCAGCGCCGTCGATGTTGCCGACATTGATAGAAAGCTCTTCGCCCTGAAGCCACTCTACAGCAGCCTCGAGACTCTCATCGTCAATCAACTGCTCATTCAGTTCAACATTAACCATTTGGAACCTCGTTTGGTGAAGGCATTTTAACGATCAAGCCATCCAACTCAGTGGTGTACGATGGCATCGACAGTGCACGGAAATGTTGCCAGATTGGCACACCATTGCGATCATCACGTTCTGCTTCACGCTTACGCGCAAACTTCGGGTGAGTCAGCAACAGAACACCAACAACACGGAAGCCTTTTTGTTTGGCTTTCGCGATGAACTGGGCCCGCGACTTCTTGGACAAGTTGCAGTTATCGCTAACGACCGTGCGTGCATCGTTAGAGAAGACAGCGTTCAAGCGTTTATCTACAGCTGCCGAGAAGTCAGCCTTGTTTTCTACCGATTGAGCATAAGCGTGCTGGTATTGCTCAGCAGGTGTACCTTCAGAAGGCCAGGTATCCAAGCGAACTTGGTCCATGTTGAAGATGTTTGGCTTGGAAGCCATGAACGCTTCCTCTTCGTCGGAAATCGCATCACGGTAAGTAGATTTGCCAGAAGATGAAGTACCGATCATCACATATGCAACCTTACCATTCTCGAATTCCTGCACAGTCAGACCAGGAGTCTGTTTGTGCTTGGCGAATTCTTCGATCCACTCTTCAACATCAGCCAGCTTCGCTTCGTGGTTATCGCTCTGACGACCACGAGAATCGGCACGTAACAGCGAGAAGAATGCATCAACAACTTCGTATCGTGCGACAGTATCGTACAGGCCTTGGCGTTTAGCAACATCCTTCATCGAGAACGGCAGGTGGTTTTCGATCATCCAAGCAACAACGTACAAATCACGTGCGCCCAGTTTCATTTCAGCGCGTTCTACAGGGTCCAGAGCCAGGATGTGGTTCAAGAATTCAGTTGCGGAGACGTGTTCGTGACCAGCATAACGACGGTACACGCCACGTTCTTCGTTTTCACGCACTTCTTCTGCTTCAGGTTTGCCAACGTCGTGGAACAGAGCGGCGATGGCACCCAGATACATTTGTTTGTCGGTTTTATCCGACCAGATCTTCAGGTACTCTTCGCATACCATATTGGTGTGAACCAACACGTTCGCTTCACGGTGCCATGAAGATGCTTCGATGGTTTGTTCCATTTCCAAGAACATTGCATGAGTCTGCAAGCCTTGCCAGAATTTTACGAATAACGCTTTGTAGTCCATTATATCCTCGTCTACTAGTTGACAAGGATTATATCTCAATTAGAATACCATTGGCAACGGGTCAGATTCATCTTCTGACGAATTATCCGCAGATCCGCCAGTAAAATAATCTTTTTCATCAAAGCGATAAAGTTTATCGAATGCTGCTTGTTCGTGAGTTGAGATCTCAATCAACGTGCGAGTCAACAGAAGTAGACAAGAAACCGTGTCGTCCGTTGAACCGATTTGTGCTTCGTATGAACCTTTACGACGAACAAAGTTTTTCAGTTCTTTCAGGGTTTGTGGACTGTTAATTTGAATCTTACCAGCTTCGAACAGTTCTTTCAGTGATACACACGACTTCAACTTTGATGACTTGTTAGTGTTCATACCATCACGTGTTCCACCATCAGATACCATTTCTGCGTATTCTGGTGGATTCTCATCGTTCTGATACAATGCCAAGATACCTTCGCCTACACCATTGTTCTCGATGGTGAAGTAAGTGGTACACATCTTCTGTTCCATAATTTCCAACATCCACTTCAGCTTCGCATACAACATAGGCGAGTTCATGGTATTGCTACGGAATTGAGCAACTTGGCTCAACGACGGGAAGTGGTAGACATCGATTACACTGTAGTCTAGACCGCTACCAGTGGATGGATCGACTGTTACAATGTATGTTTGTTCGCTTTGTAGTTTCTGCCAGAATATGAAGTCGTTGTATTCCAGAACAGGCTCAGTAATCGTCTTCATCCCGAACAAAACTCGGGTGTCGATCAGCAATTGGTCAGAAGACAGCATCTCACACTCAAACTCTTGACGCCATTTCAGTTCACCAAGCAATGCAATTTGTTGGTCTTTGAACTTCTGGTCACGATTTGGTGGCTCATCCCAACGAACATGGATAGGTACGAAGTTCAGAGAGTCTTGGTCAACTTTTGTACCACAGTCAGCAGCTCGCCATAGTTGAGCGAACAGGTCGCTATCACCATTTGGCGTACTAGACATGATACAACTACCACCCGTGGACAAGGTAGGCAGGATCGACGTCCAGAATTCCTCCTGTACGTTTGGTTTTACGAATGCAAATTCGTCGAGGAACAGTAGGGAGATGGACATACCTCGACCAGAGTTCTCGGAAGTTGCAGTGGATTCAATACGGCTGCCGTTGTCGAATGCAACGGTGTGTTTAGACCATCCGTCATCCGATACACCAGGTTTCAAGAACATTGGAAGTTCTTCGTAGGCGAATCGAATACGCTGGATCATCTCCATCGCACCTTTGTTTTTGTTGGATGCAATAAGAATGGTTTTATCTTCATGGAACATAGCGAACCACAGCAGATAGATAGCAGAAATAGTGGACTTACCAGTCTGACGAGCGGACAGTACGACTGTATATCGGTTCTCGATATACATGTGCATCATCTTCTCTTGGTAAGGATACAACTCAAGCGGAATAGCACCACGCTTAGGGTGCTGTACTCGGATGTATTTTTTACAGAAATAGACAGGGTCTTCAGCACATAGTGCAAATTCCACTAACTCTTCTGGTGTAAATTCGTGTTCTGTGTGAGCCTTCTTCAGGCGTGTGTTTCTTGCGCGACCCATTAATAGCCTCTCGACATCGTGATAACTTGACGGTTGTTACGGCCTGCAAAAATAACCGGCAGTATGCCATACATAAATTCTTTGTATGTGTGCTCTTTAATCAAGGTCGGCTCAATGACATACAAGCTAGAGATAGTCATACCACGGCCTGCATTTTCGTTGCAGCAGCGAAAGATAACTCTGTTCCCGTTACCAAATTCAAGTACGTCTCTGGTCTTTTTAAGACCACAGTTCATGTATTCAGGCATGCGAAGTATTTCGTCAGCGACTACACGACACCAATGCTGTGCCAGTCTCGCGGTTGGAGTGACTACCATGTATGTTCGGTCGTAGTGGAACAGGAGATTCCACACAATGTGGGCAAGGACAACTTCTTCAGGACCACAAAAATCTACTTCTGGTGTGGTCATGTCGTGAGTTGTTTCAATATCAAAAAAGTCGCGAGCAAATGCTTCAAACGAGCCTTTATATTCGTAGTAGGAGTTAAAGTGTTCTAGATTGATCATTTTTTGACAACCTCTCCTTCGAATGTTTCGCCTATCTGTTCAGGCTTCTCTGCCTTTGCGTCTCTTAGCATTTTCAGAAGTGCGGAATGAGACATAACGATTGGTTCACCAGCACCAACACTTGGAATGCCATTACCTGGAGCAGTACGTTGAGCAGCCAAGAGTTTATCCTTGGTCATTTTCAAGTTTGACTTTTCTTTTGCTGCAGCGAGTGCAGTGTTGAGGAATTGAGCTGCAACTTCCATTTGGCGCGCGATGTACTTTGGATCTGTTTCAGCACGTTCTAACATTTCCACTTGGTTTTCGAACGTAGACATTGCTACATCGTATACCTCTTGGAACTGTTCTTCGATTTCAGAGTCTTTATCATCAAAGTCAACATGTTCAACCAATTGAGTATTTCGTTGAATGACTGTCACTTCGGTTGTTCCACTAGGAAGACCAAAAATGTCTTCGAGAGGGTGTCCTGTTTGTTTCACTACTTTAGTTGAGGTCATAAAA